GTCGCTTGGTGCTCTTGATGAGCTGGAAGAGAAGGATAAGCGTCAGTGTGACGAGTACCTGGCAGTGTTGCATAGTATTGCGGGTGGGGAGTTTAATCCTCAGTCGCCTAAGCAGATCAAGGATTACTTCAACTCCAGGGGTGTGTCGTCTCCGTCGTTCGATTCGGATCACCTGAAGAAGCTGCGACGCGAAGGCAAGGAGACAGGGTTCATCGACGCTCTGCTTGCTTACCGTTATGCGGCTAAGGTGATTGGTTCGTACATTACGAACGTACGCCGTAAGGTCGGTAAAGATGGTCGTATTCATCCGTACTACCTGCCCCACGGGGCAAAAACTGGCCGCCTGTCGGCTAAGGGGCCAGCGATTCAGACGATGGGACGCGATAGTGGTATTAAGCGTGCTCTTGTCGCTGCTCCTGGTTGCAAGATCATCTCTTGTGACTATTCTCAGGCAGAGCTTCGTACTGTCGCTGAGATCGCAAGTGATGAGGCTATGATTGCCGCGTTTCAGCCGGGTGCACCTGACTTCTTCGATGACTTGATGACGAAGATTTGGCCTGACGAGTTCCCTAATATTGAAGCGTACGAGGAGTTTAAACATGAACATCCAAAGACTGCTAAGAACCGACGCGCACTAGTCAAGAGCGTAGTGTACGGCCTTGGGTACGGACGAGGTGTTAAAGCAATCGCAACAGCACTAGAACAACCCATCGACAACGCACAGCACGTCGTCGATCAGTACCTGGGAGCATACCCAGGCCTACGCGACTGGCAGACACGAGTTCGACACAGCGTAGGCAGGAAAGAAGAAGACGATGAGCGCCGCACGAAGTTCGGCATGACATACAACCCACTCTTCATTGCCGACGCCAACTACGCCTCGACACAGAACGAAGCATTGGCCTTCGTGCCACAATCGACAGCCAATGATATCTGCCTTCACGCGGCTGTCGAAGTGAACAAAAAGGTAGGCCAGTACGGGGCAAAGATTGTTGGCCTCGTCCACGATGCTATCTACGTCGAATGTCCTGAAGAAAACATCAAAGAATGCGGGACCGTGATGGAACGCGAGATGTCCAAGGCAGCGACACTCGTCTTCAACCGCGTGCCCTTCGTGGCAGAAGCAGAGGTCGGCAGTAATTGGGAGGAAGTATGATCGACATCCACGCCTACGAGCAAGCCCCCTGTGTCGGAGTACCCGTCGAGCTTTTCTTCGACTCAGGATTCTACTACCAGGTGTTAAAGGTCTGTTGCTCCCAGTGCCCAGTCAAAGAACTATGTCTTCAAGACTGTCTTGCACTCGAAGACGTACCTGTCGATGGCAAACGCTACCGGTCGGGAGTCTTCGGTGGAACGACACCAGCTGACAGAAACAGACTGTGCGAGACGAAGTATGAAATTCTGAACGATAATTGGGAGGAGAAAAATGAAAACCGTCATCGCGATTGATCCTGGTGTCAACACCGGCCTCGTTGTTGCTCGTGTCGAAGAGGGGGTGGAGATTCTGCACTTCGATCAGTTCATCTGTTCGACACACACGCAGACAGTGGGGCTGATCAAGCGATACCTTGACCAGTACCCTGGTGCTGTCGTTGTGTGCGAGCAGTTCGATCTGCGGCCGGGTAATAAGTTCATGGCTGACCTCACACCAGTGAAGGTGAACGCCGTGTTGGACTGGCTTGTCGATGATGTCCACTACCAGACCCCAGCTCAGGCGAAAGGTCTCGTGAAGGACGCTGTGCTAAAAAACCTGGGATGGTGGCTTACCGGCAAGGATGTCGGCTACAAGGATGCGAATGATGTACGCGACGCATTCAGGCATCTCGTGTACTACCTCGTGCACGAGATGCGACATAAGTGGACACTCGAGGGCGGCTGGCCGCGGTAAAAGAAACCCCCTGACTAGGAAAGGAGAACTAGTCAGGGGGTTTCTTGTACCCAATCCACCCACAGCATTCACACAGAATCCGTTGAATAACTGTCGCTGCTTAGTATAGCATACTTATCCGATCTTCGACGCCCCAATGCACAGGCCACCCCAACCGATGTTGTTAACAGGTGAACATGAGATCTTCACCTGCACAGGAACGCTACGAGGACCCGAGGCGTAGTATGCCATTGTCGCCATACGGAACGACAGCACGCCTTCGGAGTGGTTGTACGTGTTGGTTGTTCCGACGTTGTAGAAGATGCCGTCACCGATGGCTTGGAAGACGTCGACGTTCGTGTCTTTGGAGCTGTCGTTGTTGTCCAGTGTGATGCAGTTGGAGAACAGCCACAGGCCTTGGCTGGGGATCGCCACGTTGCGGCTGATGATGGCGCCCGCGCCGTGCTGAGTGTAGCGGTACCACTTCGAGAAAGCCTCATTGTCGTTGATGTACTTAATCTCGGGGGCACCGCCCCAGATTTTCTTCACGCCGGTGTTCGTCGCGAGGTACATCTCGTTGATGTCGGAGCGGTACACGAGGACGTCGTAGGAGCCGACAGAGGCCTTGTTGATAATGGCAAGCTTGTCGCGCTGGTCGTTGTTGTTCTTGGCGATGAGAACGCGGTTCTGTTGGAGGCCTTTAATGACATCCGACACCGTGTTGAAGCCCAGGTTCATGAAGGCCGGCCAGGATTGCACGATGTCGCTGTCGGAATAGGTCCAGATTCCTTGGGGGTTGACTGGCATGTTAGTACCTCACTCCTGCGATCTGCAGGGATAGTAGTGCTGTTGAATCCCAGTTGTACACCCAATCGGGGTGTGTACTGGAATTAATCATGTTCACAACCACAATACCATTCTTGTAATGCTCGTAATCGATGACAGTGTTGTAGTTGATGTGGGCGACCATCATGGCCCGGCCTTCGTCTCCTGTCGGCTCATATGACAGGAAGCACCGCAGGTAGCGGGTGTCCATAGCGCGGGCACCGCGGACGCCGACAGAGACGTCGACGGGGTATCGGTAGCCGCTGTAGAGTTTGAGGCTCAAAGGGATCCGGAGGTATCCGGAGATGGCTAGCTGCATGAACAGGCCGGAGTCTGCCCAGGGGATACTCGCGTACCAGATGTCCTCGTTGATGCCGACGCCACGTCCTCGGCCGGGTGAGGAGAGGCTTACTTCGTCGTAGAAGGGTTTTGCGATGCCGTTGGTGGCGCGCTCCGACACTAGGGAGGTGACACTCTGTGCCGCGTTGTTGGCTGTCGAACGGATCAGCATGAGGTCGTTTTCCACTGATGCCAGTCGTTTGTTGATGTCGTTGCCCCATGGTTGGGAGGGGGCGGGGAGGTTGTGTTTCATGGGGTAATTATACCAGTATGGCGAGAGTCACTTTCTAATAGCTTGCATTCGCGCGTGAGAATCCTGTACTATTATTCGTGTCAGAAGGAAACGACAGAAAGGAAATCCAATGACGCCCAAGTACCTCGGCATCAGCGCCTTCGCCAAGCATGTCGGCCTCACGGACAGCACGATCCAAAGCTACTTCCTCAAGAGCATGCTGCCTGCCCCCGAGATCTACTACATCACCGGCAAGGGTGAACGCCCCGGCTGGCACATCGACACTGTCGAGCACTGGATGAATAACCGCCCCGGGTCGGGACGCAGGTACGCATCTATGAAACGCCACCCCAGCAACAACTCTACGAAGGAGAACAACTAATGAACGACATCACCATCTTCAACCACCTCGGCAACGACATCCGCGTCATGACAGACGAACAAGGCGAACCACTCTTCGTCCTCAAAGACGTGTGTAATGCTCTTGGAATCACCAACACTAGGAATGTTTCCGCCCGCCTCGATGAAGACATGAAGGGTGTCCGCCCGGTGGACACCCTTGGAGGCACGCAACAGCTTACGGTCATCAATGAGGTGGGCCTCTATGAAGTCATCATTCGATCTGATAAGCCTGAGGCTACACAGTTCCGTCGTTGGGTCACCAGCGAGGTCCTCCCCTCAATCCGCAAACACGGAATGTACGCTACACCAGCCACCATCGAAGACATGATCGCCAACCCCGACATGGCAATCAAACTCCTCACAACCCTCAAGGAAGAACGAGCAGCACGCGCCAAAGCCGAAGCAGAAATCGAAGCCCAACGCCCTGTCGCAGCCCTCGGCAAAGCCATCGAAACAGCAGAAGGAGACCTCACACCCAGCGCCTTCGGCAAGATTCTGTCGAAGACCATCAAGACCATGGGACCCAACAAGTTCTGTCGTTGGCTCCTCGACGACAACTTCGCATTCCGCAACGGGCAGGGCAAGATCATCCCCATGCAGGATGCAGTCAACCGAGGAATCCTCATCCTCACCGAACGCATCGACCCTGCGGGTAAGATCAGGCCACAACTCCTCGTCACACCAGCAGGCCAGACCTACTTCGCTAACATCCTGGGCAAGTAGACATGAGAAGAGACGACACCAAAGCAGGTGTCGTCTCTTCTTTACTGCTAGGCAGACTGAGCCTCGTGATGCTCAAAACCCCTGAGCGACAGCTGCCCCAACGTAATCCCCGGAGGCGTTGGCAAGTCAGCCACTCGAGGCATGTCGAACAGATTAGCCAAGTCCCACACCGACGTATATGGCTCAGCCGACAGGTTCACACCCGACTCACCATACTCGACACTGCTGATCTGCCACGTGTACCTGTCGAACAACGCGCAAGTCCCAGCCATACGACCAAACACCTGAGGCTTATCAGTCACAGGCTTATTCGCGGTAAACGCCAGGAGATCATCCATAATCTTCTTCATCGTCGTGCCCTCAGGCCACTTCTCAGTAGCTTTCTCGGGCAACGGGCTGTCGGTAAAAGCAGTCACATCAGCTGCAGTCACAGGCTCACGCTCGAAGTCATACGTGACATCCGTGTATGCCTCATTCAACGGTGTCATACCAGACCACTCAAGACTCGTCTTCGTCCCCAAAGCAGACTGAGCAGCATACACGCACGCGGCATACGCCTTATCCACCGTGTCGATGTACGGGCTGCTGATCTTCAACGGATCAGTCTTACGAGGATAACCCGTATAGAATGTCACAGTCTTCTCAACATAGGGATAACCCTCGCCACAAATACGCAAGAAAGAGTAATCGTTCTGTCCATCAGACTCAGCCAACCGATACGGCGCAAGACGCTTATTCAACATGCCCGTCACAGTCACCTTAATCTGATTCGGCTCATCCCCCACTTCAACGAACACGCTGCCGCCCTCAGCGTTCCACTGCGCGGGGACAATCGGCTTATTATCCTTGCCGACAACAACGTAATAACTCTTACCGAACTCTTTCGGACCGGGAACAACGCCCGACTTCCCAAACCAGACCGAGCGTGCGCCACTAGGATAGTCGTACGGCATCACGCAAACGGGCTGCGACGTAATACTCTTCACATGAACAGGGACCTCAAGGACGAACTCCTTCGTCTCACCAGCATTGACAGAAAGAACCTCAAGATCCTTCAAAGCCTCCAGATAAGGTTTATTCGGATCATAATTCGGGTACAGCACAATGGTAGGTGCCGGCATATTCTTTGAATAGGGGTTAAAAACAGGCTTGCCATCAACCCAATAAGCCGCCTCGGAATTACCACCACTAAACAGATCATAAAGAGTAGACTCACGATACGTGCATTCAATGCTCGACACGGGCTCAGACTGCTCGTACGAAATCTTGTAGTCAGACGTGTAGCCCTGAAGGCGAGTAAGGATCGTATGGTTCTTAAACACTACAACCGTGTCGTACACCCACGTGATCTGGAGGTCATTAGCCGACAGCCACGACTTCAATATAGACCACAAGTTCCCCTTACCGCCGGGAAAATCATAGATATGATCAAAGATGGCACCAGCAATAGTGAAGAAACCCCCGGCGACAGAATTAGACTGGAAATTCTGCACATAGATCTTCGGCACATCAACGACACCAGCAGCCTTAAAGAACCGCGTAATGATGGTCTTTAGCTCCGTATAGACCATAGGCTCAATCGTCGCCTCAATATCCAGCAGATAAAAAGGATCATTCAACGTCACAGACCACGACCACGGCCCTGTCGTTAAAGCGCGTGCGACAGCATGAGTACGCCCAAAACGCAAGTCACTCAGCACCACATCCTTGTTCACAACAAGAGCCGGCTCAATGCCTCCAGCACCCTCCAACGAGTACTCAGAGAACCCGCCAGACGACTGATCTCGATCTAGTGACACACCATCCTCCTGCACAGACCAGTTCGTAAGCTGGCCAGCAGGAATCCCAAAGACACGCATCACCATGAGTAGCACTCCTCCAAGGAAACCGAAGCAGAAAAATGACCACGAGCATTATTAACCGTAACGACACGGGCAGACCCAGGAACAACCTTCATATTCCCGCCACCGGCCGGATACGAGAACTCATACTCGGACACACCAGCAGCAACCTGATCAGGATCATACGGCGTCACACGAAGACCACACCACGACAACTGGCCATCCTGGCCAGGGCGCATCGTAATCTCCCACAAGCCCTCACTCATACTGAAAACCTGATTCTTCAACTTCGTAATAACAGTACCAGGCGTCCCACCATCGACACGCTGCAACACCCACTTAAATGGCTGCTTACCATCCTCATAGCCCGACGCAAAAAACGTCCCATAATAACCCTCAGGAACAACAACACGCTCCGTATACGCGCCAACCTTGCTCAACGCCAAAGACGCCTGACGACCATTCAGCTTATTGAACACATGATCAAACTGATTATTAACAGCAAAATGATCAGGCTTATACACAACAGTAGGATGCTGAGACTTCTCATCAATACCATCCGACACAAACAAAGCCTGCTTCCCCCAATCGTTATACGCGAAAGGAGTACCAGCATGAACATGCAAATAAGGCAAACCCATCAAAGGCGACAACATGTTATTGAACGAGAACGGGTCAGCATACGACACCCACTCATCCCCACGATTCAAAAACAAACGACGAAACAACTCAGCCTGATCACGATTCAAATACGACCAATTCAACTCATACTTCCGATGACCATACACAGAACCATTAATCGACGCAAAACCATTCAGCAACGTCGTCGAATCACTACCGAACTGCACACTATCTGCTGTCGGGGACTCATCCGGAGCCGGAAACCACGACATAAACTTCCCAACCGCGAAATAAACCTCACGAGTCGAACAACCCCTAGTAAACACCACGGTTACCACTCCTCACATTATTGCTATCCACATTCTTACTAATCGCACGGCCATTCAACATGACTGTCGTCGAAACAGCCCGGACAAGCTCATTAAACTGTGCTGGATTAATTGTAACAAGCCCATCACCAGCGCCCGCGGAATAACCACCACCAGACATTACCGGCACCTGCATTGTGTTAAGAGCATTCATGAAGCCCTTACCGTAGAAATCGACAGCCGGCTGACTAATCACGTACTCACCACTACGCACACTAAACAGCCCGTTGCCATTCGTAGCCAGCAGATTGTCGACATTCGGATTAGCAGGAGGCCGACCCGGCACCAAACCACCAGAAGCAAAACCCCTAGACGGAATCAGACCACCATCAAAGAACTGATAACCATCAGCCCAAGGACCCGCCTTACCCCAATGACGCTTACCAGTCAAAACCTGACTCAAATCAGGAACAACCCGCATCCGAACAGTAATCGTAGACTGCGACGGCTGCACCGGAACAGTCACAGGATCAGCATGAATCCCATCAATAGCACCCTGTGTCGCACCGACAGTCCCATTATCCGTCACATTCTCACGAACATCACGAGGAACCTGACCAATAGTCCCAGTCAAGCTATCAAACGCACCAGCAAGCTCCGTAACCTCGCCCTGGTTGTAGCCCAGCTGAGTCACCTGAGAAATAAACTGCTGCTTCAAGGACTGCGTATACGCCTCGATCTCCTGTGTCGAATGGCCGGCAGCAGCATAAGCCTCAATCAGACCAATCATCTGAGACTGCAACGACCGCAAAGCCTCACGGTTAGCAATAGCTGCTTCCGTGTACCCCTTCAACGCAAACTGGCCAGCCTGAAGAACCGAAATCTCCTGGCTGTTCTCGCCAATCTTCGTCTGAGACTCATTGATCTTCTGCTTCGCCTCATCGATATCAGTCTGAGTAGACTGCATACGCTCCTCGTCGCCGTACTTCACAGCGACAGCATGGAAGAACTCAGCATCATGCAACTCCTGCTGAGCCTTACGCATATCCGACGCAAGCTTCTCATTCTCCTTACGAAGATTCTTGATCTTGCTCGTCGTATTCTCGACATCCTTGCGCAAAGAGTTGAGGCCCTTATGGTAATTATCCTGAGCCGTCGTCGAACGCCACCACGACTGCAGCGCCTTGTCGAGCGCTGACTTCAACCTCGACAGGAAGTCCTCAAAGATCTCGGCAGCAGTCTTCGTCTCCTTACGAGCACGCGACGACGGTGAATGGCCGCCACCACCACCACCAGAACGAGGCGCGCGTTCGCGCCCACCGCCGCCACCAGACGAACGCTGAGGCTTTGCACGGAAATTCGCGCCACTAAACGCCGACTTCCCATTGTTACGCAAAGCAAACGTAGGCGTACGAATCTTCGACTTCTGGCCAAGAGTAAACGACCCCTTGCCCGTCTTCGACTTCGCGCCACCGATCTGCGACATGTAGCCCTGAATCGACTGCCAAATAGCCTGAACCTTGCCCAAGAACCCCTGAGCCTGGCCCACCGCGTTCGCCGCATTACCAACCATCTCATTCAACGACGCATCTGTCGCAGAATGATCCACCTCACCCGACTGATACGGCTGGGCAATAATCGCCGCCATCGTGTCACGCTGAGCCTCAAACGCGCTCATGTCGAAGCCCTGGGCCGACAGGTAGTCAATCGTGTCCTGAATCGACTGCTGAGCGTACTGGTACGCCTCCTCACCAGTCAAACCCATCTCCTCGATACCAGCCGCAGCAGCATTACCCATCGCCTGGAAATAGTCCTCAATAGCAGCAATGTTCGCCTGACCCTCAGCAGAATTTGGGTCCATCGACGTACCATTGGTCTGCATCGACTCATACACCTGCTGCAACGCACTATCAAGCGCAGCCGCAGCATCCGTCGATGAAAACATTTCATCAAGGACAGAACGAAGAACCTCACCAAGGTCCTTGAACTCGTTCTTGGCGTCACCGATCTTGAACGACGCCTCCTCTGAGCTGTCGCCCGCCTCAGTCATCTCCTGACCAAACAGCTGGGCATCATTCAGGGCATCGCGCATTGCGCCGCCGACACCCTCAGTCTGGCTCTTCACCTCGTTCAAGGCACTGATCTGCCCCTCAAACTGCGAAGCAATATCCGCACGCTTAGTCGCGTAGGAGGGAGACTCAGGATCGAGCTTAGAGATCATCTCATTCTTGCGTGTCTCAAGCTGAGCGATGTAGCCATCCACGTATGCGTCAGCAGCGGCTTTACCGCCACCCTCAGACTCCGACGTCGTCGCCAACTTAATGTACTGCGCGTAAGAGAAGCCCATGTCAACAAGCGCCTGCTTGACATCCTTCGACATGTTCTTAAACGAATCAGAACCCTGAATAGCGTCAGAAATCAGCGCCTGCGTGTGCTCACCGATCTTCAGCGTCGAATAGCCGAACGCTTCAGCCTGAGCCTGTGTCGTCTGAACAACCTGTCCGGACTTATCCACGTAGTAACCCAACGCCTCACCATTCGACGTGAGAGTCTGGCCGTTCTGCTGGATCGTCGCATTCAACTCAGCGAAAGAAGTCTGAGCACCAGAGCCAACTTCCTTCGTATCCTCAGCCAAAGCCTTCAGAATAGCCGACGAGCCACCGACAGCGGCCTTCAGATTCTCAGCCTTCTCCGACGCCCCCGTAAATGAGTCACCAAGGTACGTCGCAGCAACCGAAGCAGCAGTAATCGCGCCCGTAATAGCCAGACCCCACGGCCCGCCAAACATAGCCATCAAGCCAGAGCCAACAGCAGACAGCTTCGACAAAGCACCGACAGCCTGGCCAGCGCCAGCAGCCACCTGAGCGCCCGTCGTTACAGCAGACGCCGCAGCCTGAGCTTCCTTCGCAGCAGCTGCCTTACCCGCGGCCATAGCGACAGCCGAGTCCGACGCCGCAAGACGCTGATTTGCGGCAGCAGCAGCATTCGCCGTACCCACATTAGAAGCAAGCGACCCATCATACGCAATGACACCAGCCTGAGCCTGCTTCACGGCCTGCCATACCACACCCCACGACAAGGTCTGCTGACCCGTTGCCTGCATCACGCGGGACCCCATCTGCATGTACGTCGCGGACATCGACACCAGCGCAGCCTTCGTCGCCACCATACCCACGCGGGCAATGCCCACGGCAGTCAAAGCACCAACGAACGCCTGAATAGGTGCAGGAAGCTTTGCGAAAGCATTCACGGCCATCGTCGCCACCGTGACAACAGTCTTCATCGGCACCATGAAGCTAGAGTTCATGGCCGCGCCAGCATTCTGCAGGGCGTTCTGGAACTGCTGCAACTTCGCCGACATGGTGTCGGTGATAATCGACATCGAGTCATCAATGAACGACGTATTTTTCGACGCTCGCTCAGCCTCCTCCAACTGCTCGACATAGAGGCCAACACTGTTCGACATACGCGACAGCAGCTCCACGTCACGCACGTTCTTAAAGCCCAAATCCTTAATAGCCTGAGCCTTCTGCACCTTGTCGCCGATGCCCGCAAGGTTCTGCAAAATGCCCTGGAACACCTTATTCGGATCATCACGCCACAGCTTCTGGAACTCGGCATCCGTCACGCCGACAGCGCGGGCGTACGTGTGCATAGCGTCGCCGCCCTCAGCAGCAGCCGCATTGATCGAGTTGAAGATACGCTGCAATGAACCACGCGCCCACTCCTTCGGAATAGCGAGCGACGACAACGTAGACGACAGGGCGAGAATCTGGTTCTGAGTAAAGCCCGCACTCTTACCCTGGGCAGCGATACTCACCATCATGTTGGCAATCTCAGGCTCCGTCGCAACAGACTTCGCACCCAGATCAGCAACCTGATTCGCAAGAATCTTATACCCATCACCCGCGCCCTTGGAGGACTCCTGCAAGCCGCCCATCATCTGGCCAAAGCGGCCAAACGCTGTCGTCGCAGCCTCAACATCCATCTCCGTCACCGTCGAAAACTCAGCAACAGCAGTCGTGAAGTCCCTCAGGTCCTTCGTAGGAATGTTCATCTGCGCGCCGAGCGTGCCGATCTTCGCAAGGTCAGCAAATGGTGTCACAACCTTCTGCGTAGACAGGTCCGTGTATGCCTTACGCAACTCATTCAAATCATTAGTCGTACCCTGGGCCGTGCGCTTCACGTCAGCAAATGCACGCTCCTGAGCAATACCAGCCTGCACAGCAGCCGACACCAGCGTGCCAAGGCCAGCAGTAATAGCCCCGTAATACACCGCCGTGTCGCGAGCAGCATAACGAACGTTCTCAATAGCCTGCTCATTCGCACGCAACTGAGCCTTCGCCGCGGATGCATTAATGCGCATTGCCTGGCGCTCGCCAGAACCCTGCTCCTTGATCACAGCACGCTGCGTACGGCCAGCCTCAGCCTCACGAGCAGCAGCAATACGCGCAGACGCAGCGACAGCCGCAGCCTCACGCTTCGCCTCAGCGCTCGCCGTCACACCAGCAAGCTTCAGCTCGGCCTGCTGCAACTGTGTCGCGGCCTGGATCTCGGCAAGACGAGCAGCCTCGGCGCCTTTTGCTTTCACTAGGTTCCGCTCGTCCCGGCCCTTCTGTCGCTGCAACGGGATAACGTTGTCCTCACGCTTCACACTCGCCTGAGCACGAAGCTTCTCAGCCTGAGCCTCGGTCTTACGAGCCTGCGACTGGTTCAACGCGGCCTGCGCACGCTTCGCCTTATCCTCAGCAGTAGCCATAGCATTAGTCGCCGATGCGACATCACGCATAGCAGCAGCAGTATCCTTCAGCTTTTGAATGTGATCATTCGTCAGCTTGTTACTGGCCTGCATTTCACGCACGAAACGACGGTACGCCGATACAGTCCGATCAACGCCCGCCGCCAAGTCAACCTTCGACATGCCATCACTGGCACGCGACACAGACGACAGACCATCAGCAACAGACTTCAACGCTGTCGCCGTCTCCTTCATGTTCTTAACCTTGCTGCTATTCAGCTGCAACGAATCAAGAACAGAACCGCCACGACCAGACGGGGCCTTCAATGCAGCAACAGCAGACTGCAAAGAGGCGATCTGCTTTTCCAAAGCACTAATATCCCGCGCAGCCTTTTCAGCCCCCGCAGAATTGACATCAATGTCAATCTTGATCGACTCGTCACTCATGTCTTAATCCTCTGCATAGAATTGTCCCTGGTACCACTTCAATGATACCAGGGACAATTCTCACTTAACGAACTCCAATGCCTCCAAAGGAGAAGGCATTGGTTCCTTTGAGCCATCAGAATACTCGACAGTGTCCATCACTGTGTAGGTGCTTTCACCAGGCCTTGAATCCCGCTGCTTCTCCCGATAGGTCTCAAGCTCAGCACATGAATAGCACGTCGAATGCTCAACATGAAATTCAATGGATGAATGTTCACTGCGACCATACCACAAAGGAGTTCCGCATTTGTTACACAGGCTGTCGAGGTAATACTGATAGCCAGCACACAAAGCCAGATCAAGTGGAGTGTATTCAGTTTGAGGGATCGACTCATAATCCTTGTCGTCGCCAAACCATACAGGCAGGGTGCGAGCAAACATGCCGTGAGCCCCAATGAACAGTGTCGGGGGCTTACCCTCAGCCCTCGCTGTTTTCAGCAGGAGCACCGCCCACTGGTTCTCCTGCTTCGACAGCTCCGTCCCCACGAAACGTAGGATCGGAGATCGCCTCCGACACCATGACACCCAGCGTCTGAGCGTCATTCCACGTGGCGCAAATCTGCTGCCACAAGAACTCAGGAAGCGCGCCGCGAAGCTCAGCAGCCTCTTCGTCCGACAGACCTTTCTGAGACTCACCAGTCGAGTTGTCAATGACTTCGACACAAGCGTGAGCAATGATGTACTCCATCAGTCGATCCTCGCGCTCGACATCAATAACTGCCTTCTCATCAGCATTCTTGTTCTTCGTTGAAAAGACAGGATCAGTCCACACACGGCGCTTGAGGACCTGTAGCTCCTTGTTCGACAACGCACGAAGACGAAGGGTGATCGTCTGCTTATGCAGCTCCTCAATCTTCTCGGCCAATTCGACACCAGGCGTGGTGTCAGTAATCGACCGAGAATAAGGCGCTTCTTGCAGTTGTGCAGTCTTTGCAATCTCCGTCAGCTCCACTAGCTTTTCAGCATCCTCAGTGTTCAGGGGTACGTCGATGGCCTTCACAGTGGGCTTGATCGACGAGATGATCTTAGACAGTTCAAAAGGCATGATGTCTACTCCAATCAGATATGAGAATACCCCCGCACCTCGGAGGTACAGGGGTATTCTATCAGGCCGCGATGGCCTTATTCAGTTCCATGTAGCCCTGAGGCAGGAATGGCACAGTGAACTGGATCGGCTTGTCGCCGTCTCCGAGTTCGTCCTTCGGGTTGTCTGCGACAACCTTGAACACGCTGATCTCCATGCCAGCCTCGACAGGAGTGCCCTGCCTGAAGCCGATACGCTGAACAAGGTAGCCCTCGTTCAGGCCATCCAAGACGCCCCGCTTGAAAAGCTGGAACGCCTTGTCATAGACGCTCGTATTACCCGCTGCCTTCTGACCAGACGCAATCGCCTCACGGAAGAACGTGAGAGAAGCTTCGTAGTTCGACACCGTGGGGGTCTTCGCGTTTCCGGAGTCGCAGATCGAACGCGAATCATCCGTATCCGAGTCGGTTGCGCCCAACGTCATGCCAGCCGCAATAGCACACGAAATGTCCACGGCCTTAGCCGAGCCACCCGCGTAAGTGGCAACCTTAAAAAGGTCATCCTTGTTGGTAATACTGTCAGCCGAAACCCACCAAATAGTGGTATTCGGAGAAAGCATCTTGGCCATAATCAGTCCTCCTGATCCGTCGTACTGTCAATATCAATGATATCATCCGCACCACAGCACTTAGGCTGTGTCACGGGCGTATCATCATCAACAGGCTCATACATATCGGGCAACACCGACAGCATGTCCTTAGACTTTTCGCACACAATACCCGTGTAGATATTCCGTACTCGCATATCAATCCCCCCTATCCAGGTTCACGTAGAAACTCATATGCCGCTGATAAACAGTAGGCCGCAATGTCGAATCATGATCCGCTGTCGAACCGACAGAAGCCGCAATGTTCACCTCATTCGACCCGTCAATCAACACAGCACCAATAAGCTTCTCTTTCACAACCGACACCAGCCGGTCAAGCATCTGCTTATTCTCAGCATACACATCCACATAGAAAGGATGCTCATACACATCCTGCGTACGCCCAGCCATCGACAGGTACGAATTCAAGTACCTGTTAATCTCGGCACCGCCGTGATATACGATGTACAGAGGCTTCTTCACATCATGAGCAAAAGAATCAAAGACCCCAATATCGCGAATCGACTTCAGTAACTCAAGACAGGCCGTGTCGAACTCAAGTGTACGATCCCTCACTTCAACCTCCCATAAAACTCCTCACGAAAGACCTTTGTCACACGAGGCAAGTACTTCGCCGGAGTAATACCCTTACCTGCAGAATTCTTCGCCTTGGCACGCAAACCAGATCGCAAGTACCCTGTCGTCCTATTACCCTGTGTACCGTTCTCCTGCCATGAGTAGTAGGGTTTCTCGCGCGCCCACTTATGCCAACCGATCTCCACGACCTTACCACCCTTAGACGCATCGACACTGAACGTATCGCGCATATAGCCTGTATCGACACGCCGAGGGTCCGTGTCGATCAGCGCCCGGCCATACTCAGTGGAAGCGACAGCAGCAGCCTGAGCGGCCTCATCCACGTGCTTCCACGCGGCATCGATGATCTTCTTCTTCGCACGCGCAGCCACACCGTGTCGATCAGACGTGACCGTAATCTTGATGCCAGCGACACGCCCATCAAAGCGAACAGTCTTTTTAGTTTTGGCCATTAGTGTCTCCTGTCTCAAAGTCACACAGCAGCGTCGGCTGCCATGGCAACGAGTCGAACACAGCGTTACGGACAATCAGCTTCAAGCCATTCTGCCTGGGATCAGCAGGAGACTTGTTAATAACAACACGCATACCCTCTGCAAACGACACACGCATCTCAGGATCACCCCACAGCTGCCTGTTCACAGTCTCATTCTTGTCGATATGAAGAAGCTGAATACGATACGCGTGCACGCCCGTCACTTCACCCGCCCACTCACGGTTACGAGCACGCCAATCAACGTTAGGCGTCACATTCGCCCACCCAACCCAGATAGGCAGGTTCTCCTGGTTATGCAGCCCATGCTCAGGGTCCCACTCATGCTCGACAGAATCCGGAGTCGAATACACACTGATCTTACTGTTCGTCAGCAACTCCAAAGGATAATGCGCAAGAGTCACAAACAGTGGATGAATATTCGCACTTATCGACAGGGCCATTAGAAGTTCACTACCCAATCAACAGGCTCATACGATGGCATCACAACATCGAACGACAGGTTGTTCTCGTCATCTTCCTTCGCCTGCTCCCGCAAAGTCTTCGCGCGCTTCACAATGGCGTCAAGCAGCTTAGCGCCATCCGTCTGCTTATCATCAGTCTTCAAGACGAGAAGCTGCAATGCCTTATCCATGCCAATAGCATCACATGCATCAGCAGCGGCCCGCTTCACATTCCCATTGTTAACAGCAAGGAAGGCAAGAATCTCGTCATCCGTAAACAAATAGCGAGGCTCATTGCGAAGATCACGCAAGTCCTCCAACTTACGCAAGTCAGGAATAAGAACCCTTACCTGGCCAATAGGAGAAGTGTAGTCAATCATGATCTAAGTATAGCTGAACCCCCTACAGCAAAAGCCATAGGGGGTTCAATCAATCCGTCAGGAGTTCAGGCCCGTAGACCCAATCACACCATCATAACGGACCAGGCCCGCACCGGCAATCTGACGAATACGAACCTCGATGTCGTCGTTGTCGAAGCTGCCCTCATATGGGTTCACATCCCCGCCGCCGAGCATCTGGCCGGTCTTGTTATGGATACGAAGCTCAGGAGCCTCACGACCCATCATTCCGGTCTTGGCCAAGACAGTCTTGCCATTGGCGCGACCGCCCTTCGGCAAGAGGACCCAGGCCTTCTCACCGCCGACAACCGAGATGAGGTCAGAGGAAAGCACCTCAAGATCCTTCAGCGGGTTCGCCTTGATCTCCGTGCGCTTGCCAACCTGCGTACGAATCTCATTGATGAGGGTGTAGTTCTTGGCGACCTCGGCCAGAGCCGGGTTGGTCACCAGCACGAAACCCTCGGGGACATACGTGGAGTGGCCATCACGGATGGTCGCAAGAGCCTGGTAGCGTGCGGCCACAATGGCATCGAACGACAGAGCCGCGTTCTTCACCCCACCGACACCACCAGCACCCGTGCCGCCCGTGAACTCGTCCGGCACGGTCGTGAAGTCGGCCTTCGTCTTGTTGGCATCATTGAACACGTCCGCACGAAGAGACTTCGTGACCGGATCGAAAATCTGAAGCAGAACCAGCAGGTCCTCAGTACGCGCAGCAAGCGTCGCTGCATCCTTCGGGAAGCGACTAATCACGTTCCACTCGTCGTTGATGAACGACTCGAACGAGAACTGGATGCGCGCACCATGCTTAGCAGTGGTGATAAACGCACCTTCTGCCTGGTAGCTCATCGTAGGGTACGGCGTCAGCTCAGGAACATGAGGCAGCGTGCCCGAGGGGTGCTTGTAGCCGCCATTGTCGATGGGAGCAGTCGTCGTGTCAGGCTTCAGCGACAGGAGCGAAGCAGCGCGGAAGTCCGTCAGCAGCTCCTTGGAGGCAATACTGCCCCACATCGTGTTGTAAGCGTCGAAATACTCTTGAAACTTAACATTCGCAGCCTTCACGAACATGGGCGCGAGTTGGTCCGACGTAATAGCTTCCTTCAGGCGTGCCTGCGCAAGGCGGCTGCCAGTGAGTGCCTCCGACAGGCAGACATTGAAGTCGTTCTGGTCCTTAAAATGCATGTTAAAGCCTCCTATCAGGCGGTCTTCGCAGGTGCGAGAACGACCTGCAGCTTCTGATCGACAGAAGCGGACGACACAGGCTCCTTCAGCCAGCCGATAATGACGTCCGCACCGGTCTTGACGGTCGTCACAACGGGCTTGGTGCCAGCACCCGTCGCAGCCTTCACGTACACAGGGTCACCGGCCTTGGCATCAGCAGTGACCTTGCCGGTCAGCTCGAACACACCACCAGCGACACGCACAGAGGCGTAGCCGGGGCCGTTCAGGCCATAGGTCGGAGCAGTCAAGACCTCACCGAGGGTCTTCTCAGGCTCAGCAGTCGTCGGGCGAACCTTCGACTGAAGAATGCCAGCAATACCGTTCGTCTTATTAATGACAACGACATCACCCGGCTCAAGGTGGGCCTGCGCAGCATCGACAGGCAGAGAGAGAGTATCCGAATATTCAAAGATCTGGTTATCCTTGACAACCGGAGCCTTAATGGACATAACAGCCACAGTGATCACCAACCAATCTTGTTGAACGTGTTGACAGGCTTGTCATCGACCGGCGTGGCCGTCGATGCAGTAGCCTCATGAAGGTAGTGTCGCTCAGCCTCAATAGCCTCATCGACAGCCTTGCCAGCCTTCATGGCCTCACGCACACGAGTGACAGCCAGCTCAGGCAGACCGGACTCGGCGATCTTCTTGCCCGCTTCGATAGCCGAATCAACATCAAGAGATGCCTTTTCAGCTGACTCCTCCACCTTTGACTGCTGAATAGAAGCCACAGCGGAATCAAGCTTAGAACCAAGTGCTTCAATAGCAGAAGCAAAAGCATCCTTCAGCTCATCGAACTTGGACGAAAGTTCCTTGTCCACAGTTCCCTCCTTAACGTAATTGTTAGTACGATTAGATTCTAGCAGATCAGTAATAGCACCACCAGCACCCGGAGTAGTCACAAAGTCAACTGAACGCACTCCAGCAATAGGCGGAACAATCCCATTCTCGCTAATAGGGTCAGCGCACCAGGCATTAATGGAAACACCAATATGCTCCCACTTATCCTTGATCAACTCATTGACCCCTGAGAACACCTTACACACAGTGTAGAGTGCACCGTCTTCCCCGACAGTGGCATCCTCCAAGAAGACGCCAGCATAGTCACGAATAGAACGCTCCGGGCGCTCCCACTCCTCAGTTTCTGTCGGATGGTCAATGAACATCTCAGTGCCCGCCTTGAACAAAGGCGCAGACGCAGCCAGGTTCTCGGCAGTGTAGATACCACTCGACCCCTGGCCGGGTACAATAATGCGGATGCGGTACTTTCCATCGCCGAGAGAATTAGGCTCGGGCGAAAAAGACTCATGCAGCTTATGCATCAGTACTCCTATTCCTATTGTCGTTTGTACCATCAGACAGGGGCCCGACACCTGTCGCACGCCCGTCCTTGGTCTCGTCATCACTCTTCGTCGTTGTCGAGTCCTCTTCCTTACCCTCATCGGGAAGTGCAGGCAAATCTTCCAACGGCAAAGACCCGGCGATCTTCAACAACTGCAGCACACCAGAACGCATCTCAACCTGGTGCAACGCGCCATTCTGATATGCAAGAGTCAAAGACTGAATACGACGATGCGTCTGATCATTATTGATCGACCCATACTCGATCTGCGCCTTAATGCCGAGAGCCTGCGCAACCTCATTGAGCATGTCGATATGCAACTGACGACGTAGCTCCAACGCCTTGAAGGTCGGGTCTTCCAGAGCAGTCTCAGCGCCCTGTCGGCCACCGGCAGAACCATCCGTCAACAGCACCGACAGAGGGATGTCGAGCGCAGCCGACACCATAGCCGCCAAAGGCGTGCCAGCAGAGAAATCGACACCAGCACCCGCCTTCGTAATCGCCTGAATGTCTTGGCCAGCACCAATCGAGGCAGTGCCACCAACACCCATACCAGCCATGCGCGCAGTCACGGCCTTCTGCTGATTAGCGTTCACAGACTTCGCCTTGAATGCCAGACGAGACAGTGACTTCTGCATCATACGCGCGATTTCCAGATGCTCCTTATACGCCTGAGCGTAATTCAAGGCACCCATCAGATCAGGCTTGCCATAATGCTCCGCCGACAACCTGTTCACTGTCACATACACAGCAGTGAGACGACGGTTTACCTTATAGTCCGACGCATTGATTGTCACGCCCGTTCGATCCCACAGCATGTACCACTGAGGGTCACCAGTAGATGCCGGATTAATGAGCAGTGCAACGACATCCCCAGTGATGTCATCAGTAGCGACACCGCCAAGACGCATCAAAGGAATAGGCATGACAGTCTTAGCTGCCTTGTCGATCAAATAGATCACGCAACCATCCGTGTTGAACGCCTGCTCATCACGGACCCTCGCCTGCACGCTAAAGCACTGCTTCGCGTTCTCATCAATCACCTTACGCGCAGGCCTCGTCAAACCTTTGTAGACAACAGGGTCCCCCCACATATAGGCGTTGCGGACGACAAGCCCGCGTTTAACAATCGGATTCAGCGTGGCCAAGCGACGTGCGCGTGCTGAGTGATCCCGGATCACATCAAGAGTAATCAGGGAATCCGCACCTTCGACAGCAGACAAGGACAACCACCCAATGTCCTCCTGTCGAAGCCTTGCAAGGGACTCAGAATAAGCCCCCAAAGCCTCGGTAAGTTTCTGCTCGTACTTCATAAACTAAGCCTATCACGCAATAAAGTAAGCCAATTCATCCTCAAACATAAAGTCCGAGAAGCCCTCAGCACTCAACAAATCATCAGGTGAGAAATACTGGCCTTCTGAATCACCCACCATGATGGCGTCAATATTCTGATAGGCATAAATGACAGCATCAAGAACGTCAGGAGACTTAATGCCACGCTTACGCATGTTCTCTTTCGACTCAATGAGCAGCGCTGACCCGCGGTACTCATATTTGATCGATGCAATCTCGTTATGCAGCTCGTCGTCGTCAGGAAGATACACCCTTCCATCAGCGACAGCCTTGGCAAACTGGTCGTACATGGCTGCACGGTAGTTGTACCACTTCGTGCTATCACCTGACTTCGCGTTACCGTGAATGCCGACGACGGAAATGGTTGGCGGAACGAAGTTGTAGATGCTGTCGAGCACTGATGCACCGACACCGATCGCGTCGATACGAATCTCGACAGCCCCCATCTCCACGGCTAGTTCGCCGACCTTGCGTGCAAGCTCAGGACCGTTCAAGCCCTGATACCGGCCATGAATCCTGATGTAGCCGCCCTGGTTCGACACGATCACGGAACTGTCGGAGCCATAGCGGGCCACATCGACACCAATCGTGATCGGCATGCCCTCATCCGGCTCGGAGGTGCCGTAGGCTTCCATGGACTGCATGACGCGCCCCATGTTGAACAGGCCGTCGTCAGACACGTCAGGGAACTCGCCAAGGACACGTGCGACAAAGCGGGGGTCATCCTCGCCCCATTCCTTCTTACGCGCCTCAACCCAGTCAACCTGCACAAGACGAGTCGCAACTTCGACGGGTACGACTTCGCCCGTGAAGTTAGGTGTGTCGTATGCTCCGAACTGGATGATGTTCCACGAGCGTTCCTCTGGCTTCAGGCGCATCTCGCGCTTGTAGACCTCGGCCATGTAGCACGAGGGGTCATTGGGGTTAGCAATGGCCAGAATGCGCGCGTACTTGTTCGTCGTGATGGCATCGGCTGCGGTGAAGATTTCCTTGGAGATGCCACCCGCCTCGTCCATGATGACGAGGACGTACTGGTCGTGGACACCCTGGAAGCCGGACTCGTCCTTATCGTCCGGCTTCATACCGAAGGCGATAGGGTCTTGTCGGCCATCCATCTTCCATGTTGCGTCGGCGTTAACCTTGCCACCAATGTCAGCGACAGCCTTGACACGGGGTATTTCTTTCCACAGGACATTACGGACCTGCTTCCAGTTCGTCGCCGTCGTGACGACCGTCGTGTCATCAACAGGATGCGTGTCTACCCACCAGTTGACGAGGGTGGCAGAGAGTCGGCTGTTGTGTGTCGGAATGCACCACTGGCTCACCTGGTACAGATGGCGGGGTGAATCAACCTCGATGCACTGTGTTGGTTCTGTCGGCACATCCTGAATGGCTACGACACACCAGTGTCCTGGCTCGTTGTTGGCCTTAGGGATGCGGTCACCGATATGGAGGTCGCGAGTCTCGACAATGATCGTGTCGTCCCAGGTGGTCTTTCCGTAGACGAGGAAGTCTGCTGAGCGGATGACTGCCCATTCATGGGCCAGTGGGCAGATAACCTCAGCACCGTCATTGAACACCACCTTAACCAGTGGAATATTCCACACAGGTGATTTAGCAACAACCTTCGTAGGCTTACCACGCTCGTCAAGGACATAGTCGCCAACGCGAAGTTCACCCATTGTCGTCCAGCCAGTAGGAGTAGGCAATGGTTCTGACACTCTGGTGGCCTTGCCTGCCCCGTTGCCCGTGACAACCAGTGTCTTCTGATGCTCGACAACAGACTGTGAAACTTCACGCTGCTTAGACCACATGAACAGGCCGTGGTCTTCAGCCCACTTGGCAGGGTTGTTGCGCCACACTTCAAGACGCTGAGCATCAGAGAACTTGCGTGCGACAGCACCAAAAGGCAGCATTACTCGCCCTCAACTTCCACAGTAGCTTCAAGCAACGCCGCAGGCTTATTCACAGCCTGAGAGAACCAGTCAGCCTTGTTCGTCTCCAGGGCGCGCTTCGCCTCAGTGGACAAATGAGGATACACAAGCGCCGTGTACTCTTCGAGCACCTGGTTGGTGAACGACAGCATGACTGCTACCTGCTTCTCCTCGATCACCCGAATCTCATGTGTCACGGTCTGTCGCTTCAGGTTGGCAACCTCAGAGATTTCACGCAAGACCGCAAGAAGACCCTGAATGTTCGCACCCCAATTGCCCTTATCATCAGCAAGACCGAACGTCTCAATCTGCGAGTAGGCCATGTCAACAAGCGCATCAAGACGGTCAAGCTGCTTGATGCGCATGTTGCGAGGTGAGAGTTCCTGTCGGCTGTCATAATATGCCTGCTCGATAATGAACAGCTCGTCCGACGTAAAGCCTGTCGCCTCAATGATCTTGTTACGATCAGCGCCACGCTTCAGCAACGACAAGGCGGCATCTCGCCGTCCCTTCACTCCTGGGTCATCACTCGTCAAAAGCGTCCGAGATTCGCTCATTGAACTCACGAATAACCCCCTCAATAGTCTTCTGGAACTTATGATCCAGGTATGCATACATGCCAGTCATGCCAACAATCAAGCCGACAAACACACCAATAAGAAATGACATTAATCCTCCTTCGGAACAGAAGGCAGGTCCTCTAACCTCACACCAGCCTTCACAGCCGCGACACGCACAGCATATGCATGTTCCCTCCACAGGAACGCCTGCGTGCGCAACTCAGCTTCGAGATCTTCTCGTGCCTCTTTAATCTCCTGCGCCTTCTCGTAACGCTTGACGCAGAGATCGATAATGGTCTTGATGAGAAGTGTTGCACCAGAGCACGCTATCCCAACGATTGCAGTATTCAATGGTGCTCCTAGCTGTTGATGGCCGCCAAGTACTCCTTGCGGGTCCTTGTGTACTTCTCTTTAGCCTTTTCCAGTTCTGTCTTTGGCAAGACACCGGGACGATACGAGTAAGGCCATACCTGCAAAGCCCTGCCCAGTAAAAGCAGGCCGATAATTACCGATAAGATAATACCATGCAGAGGCCACCTGACATGGGCCGTTGGCAGCAGCAACTCGTCAATCGAAATCAGCAGCATGCCAACAACTGCTAACAGCGCCGCAGGGCCTTCTAGCCACCAACTCCCCCTCCACGCGGAAGGCGCACCAAGGATTCCCGACACCAGCATGAAGGCACCCGCCGTAATAACGACCAATGGCAGGCTGCCTACGCGCAAAAGGAACAGGGTGCCAGTAATAGAGATAAGGCAATAAACCACCACAATAACTGCCGTTACTGCGCGAGGTTCTTCCATCGTGCTCAATATGTTCTTCATAGTAATAGTATAAATGACCACCCCACTAAGTAATGTGGGGTGGTCATTTGAGATCACGGATGAACGACACTTGGCACAGACGCCATCAAGCCCGTAGCACCCCTAGCGAGTGCCATATCAGCCTGTTGTCGAGTTGTAATGATATGGGCAATCAAAGGCTTACCAGTCGCCTTCAGAACATCCCACACACTCTGGTCAGCGTTCCATTCCATGCCCAGCACATCAAAGGATGACAGGTCCGCACCAGCAACCTCATTCGGGTACATCATGCACATGGACTTGTACCCCTTCGCCTTCGCACGCCCAGCGACACCGCCATTTATAAACTGCTTGATCAGCACCCGATCCTTCGCATTTGGGATGGTGTCGAGATAATCGAACAGCGCATTCTCAGAGTCCATATCCCCCTGCGAACCAGTCGGCTTACTAGACGTCACCTTATGGTCGATAGCCAACACAATGTCGTCCCCAACCTGGTTGACAACATCGGTGAGCCTCATGAAGCCTCCGGATGCCTGCCGCAGGCCAGACAACTCAGACCACGGAGTATTCCAGATCTGATACTCCGTCCCTGGCACCGTACGGGTCGTCACCCAATCGTGGATCAGAACAAACTCGCCGGTGGCGCAGCGACGCACCGATAGCTCCAAGGCCTTGAAACCGGCCTTCAATGACTCTGTAAGGCCCTTTTGAGTGAACTCTGGGTACTCGGTACCGCCCAACCTGTGCGCCACGTAGAAAGGCTTAGAGGCCAGGAAACGGTCAACGACACTGCCAGTCGGCGCAGGCACAGGCTTCGACACCGCGCGAGTGCCAGCCACCCACCTGTCGCCCCCCTGAGCACGCTCCCACATCGTGCCACGCACGTCACCACCAGTGCGACGCAACCACAGATCAGGCACCGGGGATCACCACCTGCACACCAAGACCATTCGTCGACTGAGCGTTCGGGTACGTGAACGTAGCGTCCGTGTCGCCCTTACCTTGTGCGACAGCCACCGTCTGGAAGTTAGGCCCAGACTGAGCCGCGAAGTCCACAAGCTCCCAACCATCACTCAGTGTGATCTGCCTACGGGTCTCCCCACTAAGAGAACGCTCAAAAGCGTACGCGAACACAAGACCAGTGCTCGGAGCCTTCGGAGCCGTGACCGTCGTAGTTTCCTTCGGCTCCTTCGTACGATCCTTCGTACTACCTGCCGTAGGCGTGCCACCACCGCGCACCGACAGGGCCACATATCCTGCCTCGACAGCCTTGGCAGTCTTCAAGGTGATGGACTCAGACCACGGGCCGTAGGCAATAACAGACTGCTGGGTGCCGACCCAGTAAGGTTCGACAAGCACCGTCCAGCCAGCAGGCCACGTGAACACCTGATCAGGCTGGGCCTTCACGTTGAGCGCGACAACCACCATGTCCCCGGCCTGTCCATCGACAGTGACCGTGCCTGTGTCGCCCGTGTACTGACCGCCCACGTGAGCAATCAGCGTCGGCGTCGTTGCAGCGTGTTCAATAAGGAAGTAGTAGGAGCCGTCAGGCAGTGCCTCAGCTTCTGCCTTGGAGGCCACCACGTGAATCTCAGGCCGCGTCACGTTGACGTTAACGACAGGTGCAGCGGGGGGTGAAGGCACAACAGGTGTGGCCCCAACCAGCGCGCTCAGCGATACCTCCTGATCAACCGCGAGACCAATCTCCTTCTCCACGATGACGCCACCGGGGCCTGTGATACGCACGTCGTACGTGCCTGGCTCAAGGTCAATCGACACCGGCTGCATCGTGTTCTGCACAACGTAGCCACCGACAAGGATGTCAGTGACAGGATTGTTCGATCCGACGGGGTTAGGCTTAGGCGTCACGTACAGGCTGATCATCACGTGATCACCCGCGGGTGTCTTAACGCTACCGACAATGCGAGGCATTGTTCAACTCCTTAAATAATTGTGAATAGTAATGTGGCCCTGCCACACGATGAGACAGGGCCACGATGCAATCAGTCGGTGTCACTGTCAGGCACGCCATAGGCCGGTGCCATATAGGTGCCGCCCGTATGAACAACAGCAATGATCAGGCCGACAACAGAGAAAACCTGTTGGGCCACGCCCGTCCACTGCTCCCAGTTCTCAGCGGTCCACCCCCCGTAAGCGACACCGACCATGCCGATGGCAGCAACCAGACCATAGAGAGCCTTACGGCGCTCAGGGGTGAGCACCGTCCACTTCGTACGGTCAGTGGTCAGAACTTCATTCTTCATCTCTAAACCTCCTTATACACATTATACAAACCGTGAACATACAAAAAGCCCCTGGACACTTAAGTAGCATCCAGGGCTTTTTGTTTAGTTCCCAACTCAGTGCTGCGTGACAAGCCTCACAATACCGTCAGCGTCCTGCTCAACCGTCATCCGACCGCGGATAAGCTTGCCATCTTCACCAAAGATCGAGCATCCACCATCAAGACGGGTCTGGCACAAGCCGACAGCCATAGCACCCGTATCAGTCAAGAAGTAATCGTCCCCCTGATACGACAGCCACCCGGTACGCATAGCACCATTAGCTTCCAGGTAATACCACTTACCCTTGAGCTGAATCCAGCCGGTCTGCATTTCGCCCTTCGAGTTCAGGTAGAACCAGTGTTCGCCATCCTTCACCCAACTGGTCTCCATAGCACCATAGCGCCCATCATGAACCGGGTGCAGGTAGTACCAGTCACCGTCGATGAACTGCCATCCAACCTGAATCCAGCCCTTCTCATTGGCGTAGTACCACGAACCTTTGACAGTGAACCAGCCAGTCTCGAAGTTGCCACCGGGCAGCCGATACCACCAGCCACCATCCTGCGACACCCAGCCCTCCTTGTTCAACAGCTCAAGGTCAAGGTCGTCGTAGTACTGCTGAGCCTTCTCAATGTAGTCGTTCGCATACGTATCACGCAGCGAAGCCGGGCAAGCAGTCGAGTAGAAGTCACTATGGGGGAAGACGTTCACTCGCCACTGCGGACGGCCCAAGCCGTAACCTCGACACAAGGCAGCAGTGAGGTGCGCACCAGCATCCAGCGTCTCCTCACTAATGTTCCACCCGCCATCAGCTCCTGTGGAGTTCGCGTGCTCAATACCGATCGACTTCTTGTTCACGCCCGGGCAATGCCACGCCGTGTCGGAGTCATGGACATACTGGCAAATATTACCATCAACGTCCACATCATAATGCGCACTCGTACCATTCGAGCTGAACGCACCATACACGCCACTAAAGCTCATCGCCTTACCAGCGTTATGGTGGACAATAACACGATCAAGAGCGTTACCTCCACGCCCTTCATCGAAGTTGTCAATCCACATATTCGTGTCGGCAACGAGGTCTTGCCAATTCATCTCTTCAACTCCCAATGTCCGAAGTCTCTCAGTTCCGTTTCAATCATATCAGCAAAGAACTTCTCCCCTTCCGGGGTCACATATGTCTGCCAATGATAACTAGGCCGCTTACCACCCCGAGTAATAGCCCGACGCACACCAAGCAGACCCTCAGCCTTCTGTGTTGGCACATTAATACCTCCACGGCGCTTCAGATAACCCTCACGAGCCAGCAGCCTAATGACCTTAAAAGCCCCGATACTACCAATGCTCTTAGCAAACTCAAGCAGACTAGGCTCCATCACACACCATCCACATCAGTAAAGAAAGCAGCAAACGGATCATCACCCGGATCAGTGAACATGATATCAACAGGTGCAGGCTCAGTATCGATAGGCCGCAGAACATCCTTCGGACGCCGCATCGCCTTCAAAATAAGCGTCCAATCGATAGGCAGGTAATCATTCAACAGGATCATGTCCTTGATATTCAGATTGCCCCGGACCAGCTTATTGTAGAAATACCTATCCGAGTGTGCTCCAACCTTGCGCCCATCCTTGAACGCCGACAGGCCCGCGTCAATGAACTGCGCAAGCACAAGCGCTCGAAAATCATCAAGACGAGCCTCGACATCAGCTGGGTAATCCATCTTCTTTCGCGACGCTCGCGCATTCGCCATCCGCGCACGTGCAGCTTCCAGCTTCGCGGGATTCTCGATCTTACTCACTTGCCAGCCTCCTTCTTGATCAAATCAGGGCGGAACCCCGACCAATGCTTCACGATAGCTCCATTGGCATCCTTCACAACAACGACAGGGGCCTGACTGTACCCGAGGCTCTGAATGAACGACAGGGCCTCAAGGTCCTCAGACACATCCACACTCTCGTGCGGGGCACCCAGCCCATTCAGCTTGCGGTACGTAGCCACACACTGAGGGCAACGAGGCTTAGAGTAAACAGTAATGCTCAATTTCTTCTCACTTTCCAGTCGAACCAAAGCCACCCTTACCACGACTCCTCGTGGACAAGACAGGCTCAGCGTACAATTCAGACAGGTTTTCTAGTCGCAGGACCACGATCTGCGCAATGCGCTCATGCTCTTCAAGAACGACAGGGCTGTCGGTCAGGTTATGCAGCGGCACAAGAACCTCACCCTCATACCCGGAGTCGATCACACCGACACCATTGGCGAGAATCAAGCCCTTCTTGTGCAGCGACGAGCGGGCAAAGACAAGGCCGACAGCATCCCCGGGGATGTCGAACATTTGCGGCGTGTAGCCTGTCTTCACCATGATGGTCTCATGAGGGTAAATGATGTATGGGATCGGCACCTCCAAGTCACACCCCGCGTCACCGCTATGCTGCCTGTAAGGTCGCATTTCTTTCTCCTTCCTCTTTGTTGGTAATAAAGTGGGGGCCTGTCTTATGTTCGACAGGCCCCCGTTGTGCGTGTTGTCAGCCCGCACAAGGCCCGTACCTGGAAGGACGGACCCTCCTAGTACGTGTTCCTGAGATCAGAGGCGCGCTGTCTCAGGCCGTCTTATCAACCAGCGCCCACGAGAGGGCTTTGTCGAGGGCTTCCTCACTGCTATGGCCACTTGCGTTCCAGAGGATAGCGTCGAGGGCAGTGCCCCAAGGGTCAGTTTCATTCGCCTCTAGGCTATGCAGTCGTGCCTCCTGCGCAAGCTCATCCAGCTCCTTGAACTCTGCGTCGTGCAGCCAGTAAGCGAACAGTGGCACATTCACGTTGTACTTGACGTTGTGATGCCCCCAATCAGACTCCCAGCCGCTAATGTCATGCACACCGCCGTTACTGTCGGTGAACTGGAACTCTGGATGATCGAGGAGACCTGTGTACATACACATGTCACACGAGCCGTCAGTGTCCATGTACGTGTTGTCGTTGTAGTCGGTCAGTCGAAGTTTCATGTTGTTTCTCCTTTCATTGTGGTGGTCCCCTTGATGAGAGTCGAACTCATACTCCTTACTGGAACCCGGGTTTGAGCCGAGCGCGTCTTCCTGTTCCGCCACAAGGGGGTGGTGCCCCCTCAACACTCACCGTCCCTTGCTTGCAAGGAGTTGAGGGGGGCTATTCAGTTATGTATTCAGCATAGCACGGGTACAAACACTATGCTTCGTGACCTGGATCAATCAACACATTGACGTAATCCTGTTCCAGGATCAAGGCAAGAAGCACGTCAGCATCATGCCGGATACCTTCAGCCTCAAAGCGGTTGACGGTTACCCAATGCTGATCAGTCACCTTCAGGAATGTCCCGTGCTTCTCAGTGACAACGACACTGCCCTTGGTCGTAATGTCATTGAAGTCCTCACAACTCAGGATAGTTGCAACTTCTCGCTTGCCGACACCCTCTACATACATGATCTTCACTTTATTGAGGGCCATTGTGTGCAGCTTCTTGTAGCCTTCTCGCACCTCATCAAAGGTGTCAATGTATTCCTGGTTGTTCATTACTTTTCTCCTTCCAATAGCTGTTTGCAGTATTCCAATACAAGACCCCAACTAGAGTTGTAGGGGTTATAGCGATGTTCAAGATTAGCTATAGTCTTGATTTCTTGAATAATGCATCGTTCGTTAATGTCCGTCATGCTTCAACCATTGCTCTATCAATCTGGAGCATCATTTTTGCAAACAACTGTACAGTGTTCCAGTCGGCATCATCTCTCTGTGAGTGTGCAATGGCATAAATTTCTACAACATCTTGAAACTGGTGGTAGTTGAGGCTTTCTAGCTCAGGACTGTCGAAAATCAGAACAATCTCACTAAACTTTGCTACCTTATCCCACTCAACACTGTCCGATTTAGTCTTAGCAATCCTACCAATTTCCTTAGTCAGATTGGCCAGTTCGGCATTCATTAGTCTTCTCCTTCAGTTCAGAGTACTTCCAACTCTTAACAT